TCTAACTGTTCTGCAGTTAAATCCTCAAGCTTACCGGTCCTAATGATCTTTTGTTCAACATAAAGTCCAGCCGCTTTACCACGTGCAACTTCTGCATTTACTGCAGCACTCCATGCTTTTGATTCTCTGGCATTATCTCTAAGTTTTGCAAGTTCAGATATATGACGTTCAAAAGTTACATCATATTTTTTTTGGTATTCAGATCTTAATTGTCCAATGTATTGCACAACTAATGGATATGTTCTTGGGTTCTGTAATTTACTTGCATATACAATTGCTGCATCAGGAGAATAGCCAGCAGCAATAGCACACTCTGCTCCAGTCTTTCTTCCTTCATTGGTTACTAATTCGTATGCAAATTTCATTTGCATTTCTGTTAATCTTTTTGGTTGTGTCATACTAGACATTTAAGGTAATTTTAGTTATAAATCAAGTGGGGTCGGCTTACGAGAAGATGAATGATTATGCCTTCAGATACTGGGCCCCATTAAAATACTATGTTAAAAGGAAAGTTATTAAGACAGGCATTAGATAAATTTCTGAAAAATTCAGAAGTATCACAGAACGCACGTGTCCAAGTTTGTTTACCAAACGGAGAATTATATGATGTTGTTGGTATACAATTAATGGAAAATAAAATTATTGGTAACCGTGAATCTCATAGATTAGTCATTACAATTGATAAGGAAAAATGGACTATGGGTAAGGTTATGAAAAGGATCTAACTACCTTGAAACCTGAGACAAAATTTTGGCATAAAGTTAAAAAATTTATGCCTGAAATATCTTTCACAAGGCTAGAAAATTTAAGCGGTTTTGGCACTCCAGATCTATTGGCATATAATAAAAAACATACTTTCTTTACTGTTGAACTTAAGGTTGCAAAAGGTAATTCTGTTAAGTTAAGTCCCCATCAAATTAGCTTCCATGTGAAGCATCCACATAATACTTTTATTCTAGTTTCTTCAGCCTTGTACAAAGATGAAAAACTTTATGAAGGCTCTCGCTGCTTGGAACTTGTCGCTTGCGGCTTGCGGCTTGAGCCCCTACGCTCGGGGCTAGATCTGATCTACAATTATTTTAAACGCTTGTAGCTTGATGCTTGTCGCTTGAAGCTTGCGGCTTGCAGCTTGTCGCTTGAAGCTTGACGCTTGAGATGGGTGGCTGGTGGCTAGGCCCCAGGACGGGGCCAGCATGTTAATCGAAGAAGTTACCTCTGTGCCAGATCCAGGTATTAGCTGGGCTGCCATCGCGTGGACCGAACCAAGCTCCTTCAGGCAGGTCAAAGTGATCGTTTGCTTTTTCCATCCCGGTAAGTGGGACGCCGTGTTCGTTGATAGTATCTTCGATTTGAAATTTTTCGTCATCAAAGATAAATGTGAGCTTTGCCATTGTTTTCTCCTTTGTTTGTTATACATCCTACATTATCCTATACTTGAGCTATTGTCAAGTGCGACATTATGTCGCAGCTTGTAGCTTGACGCTTGCGGCTTGTAGCTTGTTGCTTGAAGCTAGAGAAAGGATTCGGCAGTAGCGCGGCCAGGTATAAGGGCCGCACTAGTGTTTACCGTAGGCAACATTTTTAACATTAGGATCCCAGCACGCTCGACACTCGCCGCAGGCATTGTTCTGGTCAGGAGCTGGACACGTGCGACCAGGACCGGATACTACAGTCGACGTATGGGACCATGATTCGGCAGCCGCTTGATCAACCATTGGCATGCTAAAACGAATAACTAAATTCTTAGGAGCTCTAGACAAATAAGGTTTAACCCAGGCTTCCCGTGTAGGTAACCAGTGATTAACATCCGGCGTAAGGCGTGCTACAGCAAATATTTTAGCTAAATGTTTTAATGATTGGATATCTCCAGAATCGTGCCATCTAAAGAATTTTGACTTGTGACGTAGTATTTGGGCAGCCATTGCTTTGACCCAGAGCGGTTTACGTGTTGCCTCCAGTCGCTTGTATTGGGCAGCCTGTACTACTTTGAATACATAGCAACCCTTCATAGCGTAGCAATTGTAACAAGTTGAACCCTTCACCTCCTGAAGCTTCTTACCTGTTTTGCATTCTTTAGCAGGTAGACCGTAAGCGTAACCAGGCATCTTAGAAGGTTTTGAAAGGCTTCCTGTAATATTATCTAGATCTTTTACTTTCATGTATCCTATATAATCCTTTATCTAGATTTGTCAAGTACTTGTCGCTTGATGCTTGCAGCTTGTGGCTTGTCGCTTGCAGCTTGTAACTTAGACGGCGTTAACTCATACATAACAAAACCGGGCTCGGTCCCGCGCACTTTCTTAAATCCTAAATCTTTTAATTTTTTAATCATTTTTTACTCTATATAAGTTGTGAATGTGATGTTCCAAGATATCCCACGATATTCCAATATTGGCATCATGACTATTAAGACAACCGTCTAGGATTTCCCTACACTGCTGCTTATTAAGTTTTATGCCCATGACTTTGGCCTGGGTTGCAACATCATCAACATTCCAAAGTATTGAAATGTGATTGTCATCAACCCAGCCCCATTTAGGCTCAGTCTTTGTTTTTTTCTTTTTCATATTTTTTACTAAGCTCTTCTCCACGTTTCATTTCTTTTTGGATGAGATGTAATATCTCAGCCATCGTTTTATTTAACCGTGCTAGCTCTAATGCTATTTTATCCATATTATACCTTTCTAAATTAACCATATATTATTTTATCTACTTGCCTATGTGACAAATTGTCGCAGGCCACTTGTTGCTTGCTGCTTGTAGCTTATTCATTTGCCATTTTAACAAGGCAAAATCCAAATATAACTACTATCATTGCAATACTGCCTACAAATAACCAAACCATAACTTTCTCCTTTCAGTGGTCCCTGGGAATGGCTAGCCAATTTACAAGACCGTGTTTCCCAGGGGTTGTTCTTAAACCATACGTTCTTAATCCGCTAAGATTAAATTTGCTGTTTCGTTTTAGTAATAACGCATTTGTTATTTAAAAAAACAATTCATAAGAACTATATCCTATATAATCCTATTGACAGTAAAGTCAAGTCATAGTAAAAAATAATTCTAAACAAACATAAAGGTATAATATGACACAAACAAAAGCACGACTAAATACTGATACAAGAAAAAAAATCGGTGGTTTAATTTTATCTCATTTTGAGAACGAGAAAACTATTGAACTTGAAAACTTTGTATCAGCTAAAGAGGATATTGATACTGCTTACAATAGAGCATTTAAAATTGCTACTGCGATTGTAAGTAGAGCATACCCTAAAGATGATGTTGCAACCTTACAAGCACTTAAAAATAAATATGGAAGAGCCTGTGATGTTGTAGCTAAAGACAGCTGTTTTTATTTCGCTAATGTTGAAATGAAAAACCCAGAACAAAGTGATGATAATGTTGCCGAACATTTTGATTTTACTTTAGGTGCAAATATGAGTGGACGATTTGACAGTATGGATTTTTGCAACGCATACTTTAGAAATGAACTAAAGGGTGCTGGTATCAATCCTGAAATCACTATTCAAAACAAAGCACAAGATAATCGTAGCAATCCACATTGGACGCAAGAGGTAGACAAGATTAAAAAATTTATTGGCTATCATAACGAGGACGGAATATATCAAGATTGGAAATCTAAATTTGCTCTTGATGTAATTGGTACAAGTTATTGTCGTTCAAGAACTATACCTTGCACTCAAAGTGAGTTTAATGAAATGAAACTTTTTAAACTTGCTAGAGAAAGTTTTGTTAATGCTCATTACACTTGGGCTGAACATATTTTTAAAGATATGAGAGATATTAATAATGCTCTTAAAGATTATAAATATGTAAAAGACGCAATCGATTTGTGTGGTGCATTAGGTTTAAATATTAATGAGAACGAACTGCAAAGAACTGCTGGTGTATCATTAACTATTTATCAACCAGAAAACTTGGCAAACCTTATTAAATCAAGACGAGCAAAACAAGATAACAAAGATGTTATTGCTCAATTTAAAAAGGCAAGACAATCTGCAGTTGCAACACATTAAGTATTGACACAATAGGGGATATTATAGTAATATCCCCTATATAAACAAATCAGAAAGGTATAATATGTTTAACTTAAAAGAGGGAACTAAATTTAATATAACTTACTTTGCAAAAAAGTATGGCAAGTTTATAACTCGTGCTGGAGTATGGACTGAGAAATCTAAACAATGGATATCTAAAAAGAACGAAAATCTTTTTACTTATTATGATTTAGATAATGAGGGATATAGAACTGCAAGTGGCGATATAACTATTGTTGAGAGAAAGGATAATTAATATGACTTTAAAAGCAATTTCATTTTTAATTTGGTGGAGAAAAAATCTGCCCTCAACAATAGATGATATGATAAGAATGCAAGAACAAAGAAAGGATAATTAATATGTCTAAACATTTATGTCAGGGACCTAAGTGTCATACATACGATACTCAGTCCAGAATAAGAGGAACAAAAGGAAATAAAGTTTTGCGAACGCGCAATGCAAGATATGATAATGTCACACAAGAAAAACATTCTTGGCTACAGAATTGGGAATACTTTTTTTGTGATGAACGATGTATGAATAATTGGCTGGATGTACATATGGTACAGTTAATTAGTTTTGTTGGACTTAAAACTAAACCACAGGAGAGTCCAATAGATATAGT